ATGATGGGTGTAGACATGAAAGCAAGACCTTTACTGTATGGATAAACAGGTGCTAGGCTCGCCGCGCTTTGTGCACGGAGCAAGAGCCTTGGCTGGACTTGCAGGGACAATCTGCAGGGACGGCGGTCGATCCGGATGTTGACGCATCCGGATCGACCGCTCTTTTTCACTTCGGTGTTGAGACTTCTTTGGCGTAGGCCTGACAGGCCGCAAGGGCGATCAGCCCCCGGTCACCGTCGTCGGTGACGCCGATAATTCGTTGAGCATGCGCTGGGTCAAGTTCGGCTCTTGTGGGGCCATGAACCACGCCGCCGGTGGCGGTGGTGGCTGACACCGATCCGTTACCGGCGGTTGCGGTGGCGTTGAGTAGGACTGACAAGCGCAGATCAGCAGTGGCAAGGCGGTCGCGCAAGCGACTTTGATCACGTTGGACATCGTTCAAGGCTCGGTAATGGGTTTGCTCGCTGGTAGCAAGACGCTGTTCGATCGCGAGGCGCCTGTCTTGTTCGGCACGCTGCTGCGCGGCCGAGGCCAGATTCAGTTGGTTGAGAGTTTCGGTGTGGAAGCGGGCCTGCTCTGCGAGCTGTTTGCCGTAGCGCCAATCCTGTACTTTCCAGGTAATGGCCACAGAACCACCGGCCATGACGACCAGCATCAAGCCCTTGGCCACTAACCGATACGGTGCAGGGATCAGTTCGCCGAGACGCATAACACCGCCCTCGCCCGCCCCCACAGCTCCAGCCGATCCTGCAGGCCATTGAGACCGCCGTTGATTCTGCGGGTGATCGTGTTGAATTCGTTTCGATCAGCCAGCGCGTTCAGCCCATTCATGGACCAGAACCACGCAGCCGACTCGGCGGCCCACTGCGGGAGTTCCAGCAGCTCAGGCGTGCGCAGCAATCGCTCGTCGCCGAACAGCGCGAGGCTGCAGCGCAGGTAGTTGTCGTGGCCGGTGACTTGGATCAGTCCGCGACCGCGATAACGCTGGCCATCGCCGTCCGCTGCCGGGGTGTTGCCCAGTTTCGCGGCCAGGGCACCGGTGTCGTATTTGCTCAAGTATTGGTCGCCGCCCAGCTCCCGGACGTACTGCAGCTGACCGGACTCGTGTCCGATTTGAGCCAGGAACGCGGCTTGGCGTTTCGGGGTGTTGATCTGCCGGCGGGCCATGGCTGCGTTGAGCGCAGATACAAAAACGCCCGCTTGGCGACGGGCGTTGGGCATGATGGATTGCAGTTGCTGTTCGGTCAGTGACATCGATGTCTCCTTGATTTGTGAGGATGCGGCGCTATTGCTTGAGCTGAACGACCTTCAGATCCTTTGCCGCTTTTTTCTTCTTGCCCTTGGCTTTCGCTTTACCCTTCTTGCCGCCGTTGCACTCGACCGTCGTGCTCCAGCCGGCTTGGGTGAACACTTGCTCCACCGAATCGACCAGGTACTCGCCATCGAGGCCGACCTTGAAACCTTGGGCATTGATCGAGCGTTCGGCGAACAGGTCGGTACGTCCGGGCATTTCCAGCCGGACACCGGCGGTGGAGCGGTTGAAGGCGGTGAGTCGAGCCTTAGCAGCGGCTTCGGCGGCGGACTTGTTCGGATAGATGTGGCGGTCGCTGTGCACCGGCGGCAACCCGTCCGGCGACTCGTCGTTGTCCAAGGTGACTACCGCGAGCTTTCCAGTTTTCTTGTCCTGGTGCTTGGTCGATACAGCCTTGTGCGTGTTGCGATCCCCGAGACGAAACTGAAAGCGACTGACGTCGCGCCGTTGGATCAGCACCACACCGAAGGATTTGCCCGAGGCGCTCTGCCCGCCCTGACGTGACATCACCAGAAGCTTGCCGTCGGCGACCTTGGCCGTGCAGTCGTACTGCTTGGCCAGACGGGTGATGAAATTGAAGTCCGATTCATTGAGCTGATCGGCACGCGGCACCTTAGTTAGCACCGGGCACACCGATTGCCAGCCATTGCGTGCGGCGACGTCGGCCACAATTCGTGACAACGGTACGTTTTCCCAACTACCGCTGCGGATCGTCTTGCCACTGCCGCGCATGTCGCTGGCCTTGCCAGTGATCACCAGCGTATCCGGTGGACCGGACAGCTCGATCTCGTCGACCACATAGCGGCCGATGCGACTCAGCGACGTTTCAACGTAACCCAGGTACACCTCGATGCTGGCACCGCGCGGAGGCAGCACCACCGAACCATCGCGGTCATCGATGCGTAACTCGAACTCATCGGACTCCATGCCAGGCTTATCAGTGGTTTTCAGCTGCAGCAGTCGGTCGTTGATCCGCTGCGTGATGTCGGCGCCATCGGCAACGATACGAAAGGCGGGGGTCATTTATTTTTTCCATAAAAAAACCCGCACGAGGCGGGTTCTGAAGGGGTCGTAACTGCAGGAGCTTCAAGTCCTACGCGCTGACTATAGTCAATCAATTCCACAGTGCTATGCCTTCTTCAATAGGACCAGGTAGATCCGGCAGCTCGATTACGATGCCGGCGCGGTAAGGTTGCACCTCATCGGCCAAGCCCTGATTGGCATCGAGCACCGCCTCAACCGTGCCCTCAAGATGCCCATAGGCGTGGTAACAAAGAGTGTCCAGCAGATCCCCATCAGACGTTCTGCAGGTCGTCGCCATAACGCACAAACTCCAAAGTAAACGCCTGCTTGCGCGGGATCCCGCCCTGCAGCAGCGCGCTCTGTTCTTCTTCAACGTTTTTCAGGCACCAGGTGCCGAGCACGTCGCCATAGCCGGTAGTCAAGGTTAGCGGCTTGAGTTGGGCACCGAGGCTGCGCAGAGTGTCCAGTTGTTTGATCCCGCCTTTGAAGCCGGGAAAGATCGCGCCCTTGAGCGTGATCTTTTCCTCACCGATACCGACCGCTTGCTGTGCCGGCCGACGGGTGAGTCGCTCCTGCGAAGCCCATCTAAACTCAGTCGAGCGCCGCAGCTCATCAAAAGCTGCGGTGTCCAGATTGAAGTAGTAGGGCTGAGCTTGCGGATCCTGCGGTTGCACGATCAGCAGATGCGGGAACGGCTTCACCGCTTCCGGCAATGGGGTGGCATCACCACCCAGCGAACCGGTCGGCACGATGTTGGCCAGCGACGGGCTGACCTTGCCGGCGACTTTGTTGATTGCGGTGGACGCCCGGGCGGCCTGTTCCTTCAGCTCACCCATGCGTTCATCGATCTGCGATACAGCACGCGTGGCTTTGTTGTACGTGGCCACCACCTGGCCGATCTTGGCTTGAGCAGCATTGACGCCGCGCATAACACGCTGCAGCTTTTCTCCCATTGCCGGACCGACAAAGGGAATGCCTTCCAGCTCCGAGGCCGCGCCGCTGATCTCGCTGATGGCACCGTTGACTGGCCCCATCATGCCGTCGAGGCTGCGCCGGCCACTCTCTCCTGCTGCCGCCAGATATTTCAGCCCCGACTGCAGCTGCTCCATATAGGCCATCGGCCCTCCTCGTTACACATGCGGTTCGTCGAACAGCGAGCGGTTTTGCAACTGCTGCGTGGACTGACGCCACTGCTGATCGATGTAAGGTTGAAGCTCTCGCGCCAGTTGCGCCGGATCTTTCACGTCGCCCTGTACGGTGACATGCAGGGGCGCCTGAATATCGAACCGCTGCTCGACCTTGGTTGACTGAGGTTTCGCAGCTGCAGGCGGTGCGAGCATCGTCGGTACCGCTGGGGATGCCGACTGATTTAATGCACGCGTGACATCCCCCATTGCTGTTGCAGTCGACTCCCGTTCAGGCAACAGAGGCTTGGAAACAGGTGACTTTGGAACCTGTGCCGACAGCGCTTGCATCGGGGCCGGTAACGGCTTGGGACTGTCGAGAGTCGCTTGAGGTACGGGCGCAGCACCGGTCAGCAGCGGCAACATTTTCGGTTGCGGCTGAACCATGTCTTTGACGACTGGTACCGGCGCGAATGAACGGGCGACATCGCCCATTACCGGCGGAATGTTCTGCCCGGCATTGACCATCATCAGCGGCCCGGCATCCGGCACCTTCTTGAGTGAGTCAGGGGTTCCGAACAGCTCTTTGCCCGCAAAGCCGCCGAGTGCGTCGCCGCCCATGTAACCGAGATAACCACCAATCAATCCACCGACCATGGTGCCAATGATGGGAATGGCCGATCCGATAGCGGCCCCCGCTGCAGCACCGGCCAGTGTGCCGGCCAAGCCACCCGCTGCTTGCCCGTAACCTTCGGCTTTTTCATCCTGAGTTTCGGCGTTCTGATAGGTGTCCCAGACCTTGTACCCCGCCTCAGCGATGGCGACCACGGCAGTTCCTTTCACGACAGAACCAACGCTAGGGCCACCGCCGCCTCCACGGGTAATATCCTCTTTGCCGCCGCCCCCTCCGCCCTTGCCGCCCTTGCCTTTCTTCCCTTCACGACCGGTATCGAAGTCGCCGGCATCCAGTCCACCGCCCATGGCCGACAGGTTGGTGACGATGACCTTTTGCGGAATGTTCGGGTTACCCATCAAAGTGCCGCGCCCGATATTCATCAGGCCCTTACCCATCTTGAACGCACTGACGGCGCCCTTGAGCGCGACCAGACCCGCCACAGCGGTGCCGATGGCCGTCACCAAACGTGGCGACTCATCGGACAGGCCTGCGAGCTGACGACTGACATTGGTAATGCCCTCCGCCATCGCATCAGTGACCGGGCGAATCGCATCACCGATGCTGCGCATGGCATCGTCCATGCTCTGGGCCATCTCGGACCACTTTTGCGCGGACGTTTGCCGGCGCTCAGCCAGGTTCTTGTCGAGGATCCCGGTGGCATTGGCCGAGTCTTTCTTCAACTGCTCATACAGATCCTTGTTCTGCATGTACGCGGTCAAAGCGGCCTTGACCTGCATGTCGGCAAACAGGTCGCCGGTGCGCAAGGCCTCCTCCAGGGACTTCATCATGCCCTTGGCCTTTTCTGGATCACTCTCCTTGCTGATGCCAGCCACGGCTTTGGCCATCTCGGCAGCCCGCTTCGGGTCAGTTGCTTCGATGTACTTTTGAGCCAACGCGAAACTGGACTCCAGTGTGGATTTGCCGTTCTGCAGACCGGTCTGCATCGACCCCTTGTAGTCGATGCCCGCCTTCGCATAGGCCTTGACCGTTTCGCCGGAACCGATTTTCTCCATCCAGTTTTTGAGGTTGTTGGCCGCTTCATCCGAGCCGCCGGCAGTCTTCATCTGCACCTGCAACATCGCGCCCAACTGCGACACCGAGTCCATACCGGTGATGCCCAGCTTGCCCATACCGGCCAACAGCTCAGGAAACCATTTGGCCATGTCGACCGCTTCAAAACTGCCTGCCTGTCCCTGATAGGCGATGGCCTCCAGCGCCTTTTGCATCACGGCCGGGTCGGTGATCTTGGCGTTCTGCCCCAGGGCATTGATCATCTTGGCGGTTTCAGTGCCGTCCGATCCCTGTCCCACAGCGAACTTGGCCGCCGTCGGCGCATAGGACAGTGCCTTGTCCAGCTCCATGCCGGCACCGACCAGGGCGTTGACCAACTCGGCCACTTGGTTGCGCGCCATGCCCGTATCCCGCGACGTGTCGATCACGGTTTTGGAGAGCTGCGTTTCTTCTGGCGTGTTGGCAATGTTGGCCTTGATCGCGATGTCACGAATGATCGCGCCGTAGTCCGCGCTGACCTTGGTCGGAATAGCCACGGCAGCAGTCAGCGCCCCGGCCTGGCCGAGGGTGCTTTTCATCCCCTGCCGACCTTCATCCAGTTGACGGTGCCCGAGCGCCTTGAGTTCAGCACCGGCCGCGACACGTCCCATCGTGGCGTAGGCCTTACTCAGCCGCCCGACCTCGACGCCCTGTTTCTTGAGAAGGTCGAGGTTCTTTTCGTATTTGGACAACAGCTTGTCGGCACCGGCGGCGCCGGTTGCGTGCGCCTTGCGCCACTCCTCGCGCAAACGCATGGTGTCGCCGATGGTGTTCTGCAGCACCCGGGCTTTGCTGCCGACCGTGTCCAGGTGCTTGATCTTGCTTTCGACGTCCTTGAACGCTTTGCCCACCGTCGGATCGACGGCGCCGCCGATGACAAAGCCGAGTGCGAGATTCTTCGCCATGTGCGTGTCCTTGGGTCGAGGATGATTGGAAATGGCTCAGTCCGTGAGCCACCACACGATGTCGTTGAAGGGCATGGCCATGATCTCGGCAGCCGAGAAACCGGTCTCCTTGGCGAGTCGCTTGGCCAGCCCCTTCAACGTCGGCCCGTCAAATCTCGTCGTCTTGGACCAGACGAAAATAGCCTTTCTGCAGGCGCATGTAGTCGACCAGTTTGAGGGCCATCAGATCCTGCTCCGGGGTCTGAGTCAGCGAGGAAAACAGCGACATTTCGCGCTTTTCTTCATCGCCGTTGCAGGTAGCTTGCGCGGCTCGAATATCTCGCACGCACGGCGCACGAATGGTCAGCGTGTCGACCAGCACACCCGACAGTTCGGTGGGGTGTCGCAGTGAGATGCGAAAGCCTTCCTCGGTCAGTTGCAGCCAGCTTGGCAGTGGTTTTTCTTGAGTGGCTTGATTCGTTTGCGTCATTTCATCGTGTCCTTAAAGGCCGAGGGCCGAACGTTCGTCAGCGAGCTGGTCGACGCCGTCGACGACCAGGACCATCCCCAGCATGTCGATCTCGTAAACCACGCGGCCGGCGACTTCGAGCTTGTAGTAGGTCAGTGCCATGTTGTGTTTGGTCTCGGCCTTGTCGCCGGGCTTCCAGTCGCCCATGTCGACTTCCTTGATACCGCCACGCATGGTGACGATCACCGGGGTGACCTTGCCTTTGAGGCCTTTGAACGAGCCGCGGAACACCGCACTACAGGCGGTGCGGTCAGACAGGCCGAAAAACTTCAGCGCTTCGCGGCGCACACCGTTGGTGGTGAAACCGGCTTCGAGCTTTTCCACGCCGGTCGGAATTTCAACCTCGCCGGCCATACCGCCGCCTCGGTAGGCTTCGGTTTTCAGGACCACCTTGGGCAAGGTGAGGCTCGGCATTTCACCGGCAAAACTGACGCCGTCGATAAACCCGGCGCAGTTGGAGAGAACTTCAGGAATCATCAGGATGCCTCCTTAGGCAGCTTCAAGCACTTCGGTCATCCACTCGTTGGTGACCTCGAAAAGGAAGTTCGGGTTTTCCGCCGGCGGCACGTCGGTGAAGCGGATCCGCCAGTACACCTTGCCCTGCTCGATCTGGCTGGCCGTGTTCAATTCGTGATCCGGGAACACCTCGAAGTTGATCACCGCGCCTTGGTTCTTCAGGTCGCGCATGAACGCTTCCAGGCCGTCGGTGACGTCCTTGACGTAGGTCTTGGTAATCGAGCGGTCGACCGCCCATTTGTGGCCGGCCTGAACTGCATCCATGAGGATGAACAGCGTGCGCACGCGGGTGACGAACGCCCATTTAGGATCGCTCGACAGCGTGCGGTTACCCCAGAGACGGAAACCGTCGTCACGAATGATCGTGGTGATGTTCGCGTTGTTGAGCAGGTTGGCTCGGCAGGTCTCATCGCCATCAAGGTACTCGACCGCACGGGTGGTACCGGTGATGCCGGTGAACTCCTTGTTCGACGGCGAGGCCCAGAAACCGTAGGTCGCATCCGTCCAGGCAAACAGGCCGGCAGTCCAGGCCGAACCGGGCGCGTCCACCGTCTTGCTTTCACCGGTGTCCCAGAACTGCACACCGGGGTCGACCATGAACAGGTTGCGACTGCCAAAGTTTTTCGCGTAGGCCATGGCGGCCTCATCGGTGGTGCATGGTCCGTCGATGATCCCGATAGCCCGTAGCTTCTGCGCCAGGCTATCCATGGCCGTGGCCACCGCTTGCGTAGCCGAATGGCCGGGGGCGATCAGCAATCGCGGCTGGGCGTTGAACAGGCTCTTGCCATCGAGCAGCGCCTGCAGACCGGTACGCTGACCGGACGCCAACTCACCCCCGATGATGGCCGAGGTCTGCAGCGCCGGGTCGTCCATCTTCGGCACACCGATGGCGACGATTACTGCCTTGGCCTTGGCGTAAATCGACTTGCAGGCCTTAGTGATCGCTGAATCGGCGCCGAACGCTGCAATGGCTTCACGTTCGGTGGTGATCAGCTTGAGTTCGCCGGCCTTGGCCGTGCCGCCACCCACCAAGCCAGGGCTGAAGGTATCGCACAGGCCGATGATCGACGAGGACGGCAGCGAGATAGTGCGTGCGCCGGTATCGACCGAGGTGGTCGTGACGCCGTGAAAGAAACTCATAAGGCTCATTCTCCAGAAACGAAAAAGCCCCGCGTATGTGCGAGGCTCAAGGTGTTGGGGTTACGTGTGGCGGAATGAAAAACGCCCCGTCAGTGCGGGGCGTTTAGGTGGTTTGTTCACTAAGCCAGATCGGCGCTGTCGGTCGGTGTTCTGCGAGCGGGAACAGCGAGCCTTGCGGCCAGTCGCGCAACTGCCGGCGGTAGGCCTGCAATTTCGCGTACTGCTCGGCTGTAATCGAGGTCGATACGCCTTCCTCGACTTCGTCACGATGCCGAGACACCAGCGGATCGGTCAGGGCGAGTTGCCCATCGCGCCATACGCGCTCAGCTTCGGCCAGCGTTTCGGCATCCGGCGGCGGCGGATCTATCGCAATCGGGTAGCCCTCAGGATCAGGGACAATCAACTTCCCCCCGCTTTGTGCCGCAACAAGATCCGCGTGAAGCTCGTCGGTGATTTGCTTGGCGCCCTTTGGAATGGTGCAGCCCGGGCTTCCAACTTCCCCATGAGTATCAGAGTCAAAAAAGCCACCCCGGGCATCATCGATACGACTGTAGAACTTGGCCATGTTTAATACCCGATAGCGATGTAGTCAAAGTAGAAATTGGCGTTAGCGACTCGGGAAATAGTGGCGCCCGACTTGTCTCGTCCATTATGCGAGTACGCACTGCCGCCGGTTGACCATGGCGTAAGCACCAAGGCAACACAGGCATTTGGAAACGACACCGGGAAAGTCAGCGGGATCGTTGCTGCAGTCGAACCGTTCGCGATGTTTCCCACTTTGATCATCAGCCCCGGAAGCTGCTGACTGGCCGCAGAAATCCCAAGAACAGCGGCAAAGTCGGCGTTTTTACCAAGGCTCGCGGTAGACTCCAGAACCGTCCATTGGGACGGGCCGGTCGCCACAAACTTGGCCGACTGGCCTAGTTTCATCGCGTAAGAGGCCGAAAGTCCGCCCGACTGATCCTGAATGGTTGCGCCACCCGAGGCGGTAATAGTCCCTCCGACTGACGTGCAGAACACTGTAAAACTTGCCCCCGTATTGGGGACACCCATCACCGAGGGAGCCAGCAGGTTCAGGCTGTACGAACCAACCGAGTTAAACCAGAGAAGCGCACCAATGTCGGTCAGCGCCAAGTTTCGAGAAGCCGAAATAACCTGAAAAGAGGCGTATCCGTTCAAAGCTCTTTGCACGAATTCCGTTGTCGCAAACGCCTTGCTGTTGTCGAATAGTGGCTGCGTCTCCCAATGCGCGCCCCGCAAAATCGGCGAATACTTCAGCGCACCATCCCCCCCTTCCAGCGCCCAGCCCTGACCGTTATTCAAGCGCCGGAAAGCCGATATTGTGGATTGAGGCTGCGTAAAAGGCCCCAAGGCGCCATTGATCGCAATTAACGCTTGCGCGCCCTTCGCCTTGAAGGTTGCCCCATTCAACCCGGCAAGAACCGTAACGACAGAACCCTGAGGAACAACGCTCGCATCCGGCAGTGTAATGGTTGATCCCGATCCGCCAACGGACACCAGACGCCCGACATCGGACGGCGTCAAATCAATGCTCCCGGGGTACGTCACCAGATCCGCATAACTGCCCAGCGCCCGCTGGACGAATTCAGTAGTTGCCAGCGCCTTACTACTGTCGAACTGAGCCGGTGTGTTCGCCGTAGGGTTGACCAGCGCCGGCGAATTGATCGGCGCAAAGCCTTGCGTGACGTTCTGAAACGTCAGCGCCGTCGTCCCCAGTACGATCGCGCCGTCCGTGATCAGTTGCCATCGGGTGTCCGCCTGGGCGGCCCCCTGCTCAACCGATACCAGTAGCGCGGATGTCACCTCCGCATTGCTGTCAGCGTCCGCCGCTCGCGCCCAGGCACCCGCTGCCACGACGTACAGCCCATTGTCCTTGGCAGCGGTCTGGTTTTTTACCAGCACCCGATCACCAACCGCCAATACAACGCCATCAATAGTCTGCAGGCCCGCCAGCGCAATGTTGGCCGACGTGGCAGCCCGCACCGATTGTTTGTTGTCGAGCTTGTAAAGCTCCTCCATGATCCGCTGCTCGACAAACTCCCGTGTTGCCAGCACCACGGCCGGGTCAATCTTGAGCGTGATGTTCCCAGTGCTGGACACTACAAAATTCATCCGCACAACCTGCGTGCGGCCCGAGCCTTGCGACAACAACGGCTTGAAACTTGGCGCACAGTTTGCGACGGCGACCAGATCACCGTCCGCATCGTACAGGCCAATTTCGCGGATCCATTTACCGCCCTCATCGGCCGGAATGATCTGCTCGGCGATGATCACCGCCGGGTTGACCGGGTCAACTCGAAGCTGATTCAGCGGCTTGCGGCGCCACTCGTTGAGCAGCTTGGTCTGGCTGGCCGACGGAATGGGATTGGGCGGGTCGGCCACACCTGCAGGGTTGCCATCCCCAATCCCCATGTCGGTGATTTTCCAGGCAATGCCGAGTGCATCGGCATTCGCCTGCTTGGCCATCCCCACATTCGTGAGGGTCGCAAAAAACTGCGAATTCGCATCAATCATGATAAACGTCCAGAGTGTCTATGGTGTGTTCGCGGCCGACCACGCCAATGCTGCTGGTGACCTCAATGTCACGCATAACGGGCGGGTAAACGTCGATTTCGTCGCCGTCATAAAGGGACACGGCAATGTCTAAATTGCCTTGGGTTTCCAGGCTGATGGCCAAGCCGGTAAGTTGTCGGCTGACGGGCTTGGCGTCGTCGATTAAGCGTTCAAGTTCGAGATACATTTCCTCGGTGATGCCGGTGTCCAGCACCCCCACTTTCAGCGCGAAGGTGCCAGGCACGCCCTGCGGCACGGTGTTGAACCATTCGACGATCTCGATCAGGTAGCCCAGCGGCTCAACCACTCGACGCAAGGCGCCGATGGTGCCCTTGTGCTTGTGGATGAAGAACGACGCCTTGATGGCGGCACGCTTGACCGACTCCGACCACGCCGGATCCCAGCGGTCGACCGACCAGGCCCAGGCCAGATGCGGCAGCAGGTGCACCGGACAAGTGTCGGGGTTGTACAAGGTACGCAGCGGAATCAACGTGTCTTCGGCGAATGTCGCCTCGATACCCCGTTCCAGAGGAGTGCTGTTGAGCGGCAAGAGACTGCGCATATCAACCTCCCAGCACGACGGAATAGCCGGTGCAGTACGCCGCCTGAGCCTTGGTCGGTTTGAGATCCAGCCAGTCCGTCAGCTCCACGCGGGCCACGCCGGCAACGTGCAGCTGCGCATCGACGCCAGAACGCGCCACTTCGACGCCCAACCGGCGGCGCGGGTTGATCCAGGCCTCAAGCCGCTTGATCGCCTCAGTAAGCGCGGCGTCGTTCTCCGGGCCGGCACCTTTCATGTGCAGCACAGCGTCGACGCGGTAGCGCAGGATCTGCGCGCCGCGCACCGTGACGCGGTCACCCACCGGGCGCACGTCGTCGTCATTCACCGCCGTGGCGACCAGCTTCAACAGTTCAGGACTGGCCGTGCCGTCACCTTCAAGGCCCAACACAGTGACATCCACACAGGCCGGTGACGGGCTTTCAGCCGTTGCATCCGCCACCAGCGCCGACGCGTTGCGTGCGTGCAAGATGTAGCTGTTACGTGGCCCGGCGGTGGTCAGTCCCTCATAGGCCAATTGCACACGCTCGCGCAGAGCGTCGTGTGATTCCATCACCGCCTCGACCGGTGGTACCGCCAGCGGATCGGCAGGTTGAATCACCAGGCGCTTGAGATTGACGTTAGCCGCAAGGTGCTCCAGATCGGCGCCCGTCGCATAGGCCAGGAGTTGCGATTTGGCCGCGTCGTTGACCCGTGCCCGGTTGCCGAGCTTGATGTAGCTGGCGACCTCCAACAGCTTGGTCACCGGATCACTTTCCAGAGAGGCCGTCCAGTTCCCGCCCATATGGCCGCGAAACACGTCGAGTGCCTCGCCATACACTTCTTCAAAATCCAGCGGTTCCAGCACGTCCGGTGCCGGCAGCTCCGACAGATCCACCAGGGTACTCATACCCACACCTCCAACGTGCCGCGCACACCGAGGTATTCGCCGCTGACTTGTATGTTGATTTTGCCGTCCAGTATGGACAGCACGCGCACCCGTTCCAGCTTCAACCGTGGCTCCCACCGACCCAGCGCCCGGGCGGCTTCAGCCTGGACGGCGCTTTTCCAGCCCTCGTTGACAGGCAGGTCGACCATGCGCCGCAGCTTGCTACCATACTCGGGACGCTCTCGGCGGCTCACCAACGGCGTGCCGAGGATGTCCCCGATGGACTGGCGTAAATGCTCGATGCCGGAGATGGGTTGCCCGGTGTGGCGATCCATTCCGATCATCGGGTTTACTCCTTGAGTTGCTCGAACTCGCCGTGAGCCTTGAGCGTTTTCAGCGCCACATCGTCGGCGCTATCGACCGTGACCTTGTTTTTCGCCACCGCAAGCGTGCGGCCGTCCGGCAGGACGACAGTGCGCGAGGTGTAGAGCGTGTCGCGAAAGGTCACGGACATGGGCATCAGCACAGGGCTGATGGAGGTGGACTCAGACGCAGTGGATTCATCTTGATGTTTGGCCATGGGGACTCCAGGCATGAAAAAGCCCGCACGCGGCGGGCTGCATAAATGTTGAGTTAGTGCTTGTGATGATTGTCACTTTGGCCGGCGGCCAGAATGTCGGCATCGCTGGTAATACTTTGAGTAGCGTGCAGCGGGCCGTCGATGGTGACCGGTCCTTTGATGTTCACAACGCCCTCCAGATCGATCGTTCCGGACTTCACGGCGACGGTGTTGTCGGTGACTTCGGCCAGAGTTGATCCGACCTTGATAGTGACCGTGCCGCTCGGCAAACTGATGGTGTAGCTGCTCGTCTGCCAGTCGTAGACCAGAGATCCGCCATCGTCAAAACGCCAGACTTCGACGTGATCGCGATTGTCCGGCGGCGCGCCGCCATTACCATAAAGGCCGGGAATGAATGTGCCCTGCGCCACCTCGCCACTGGCACTGATCAGGGTGCCCTGCTCGTTGAGGCTCGGCGCCCGCCAGTGCCGCGCCTTGCCGGCGGCGATGCTGTGCCAGCGTACCCAGCCACTTACCCATTCACCGTCCGACACCCGGCACACCGGTGGTGACGCTGCGAGATCCACCGCCACGACATAGCAGTCCTTCACAAGCCCAGCGAGCATGCGGTCATGCTGGGCGCTCACATAGCCACCACTCATGCCAGACTCTCCGGCGCAAAGTACTTGTCCCGGTTGGCTGGCCCCGCATCAGGATCAACGCCTAACAGCAGGGTGCCCGGTGGCTGATCCGGCCATGGCCATTCGGCCTCACCGAGGTAGATCTGCTGCGTCCATTCCACGACCCAGACGGTGTAGCCGTCCAGTTCGGGCTTGGTCCAGTCCTGCATGGCCTGCACGAACTCGGCCGGTTCGACCTCAACGCCCCAGCACTGCATGCGCAGCAACGCTGCGAGGTGGCCCGCCAGGAACACCGCTTGTTGATGATGATCCGACTGAATCGGATCGGTGATCACTCGCGCCTCGAACTTGCAGGTCAAGCCGGTTTCACCGGTTCCCGGATCAAGACCCGGCTCCATCTCAGCCAGTTCGATCAGTACCGCTGGCAGCGGTAAGCGATCCAAATCATCCGGCCACATGGACACCGTCTGCAGGCCCGGGAAGTGTTCCTGAATGCGCCGCTCGATGGCGTGATACAGCTGTTCAAGACTGAACGGCTCGTCGACTTGATCCGTCACGTCATTTCCCCTTCAAGTGCTTCTGCACTTCGAAATTGAGTTCCTGCTGCAGGACATGCACCAGATGTTCGTCAGCCTTGCGTACCCAGCTCTCGAAATGCGGGCGAGCCTGCTCCAACGACACCTTGGCCTTGGCCAGCGGGAAGCGATTGTCGTGCTCGGCGATCCAGCCCGAACTCGCGCCGACCGCACCGCTGACATCGCTGTCGGGATAATCGCTCGCCCTGAAGTGCTTGCTGCCGGTACGAATCCAGACGTCTGCGCTGTTGCCGTAGACCTTCTTGAAGAATGCACCTTGAAAGCGCCGGCCGGCCACCGAGACACCGGAGCGACTCTGCCGAGGCCGGCCGATGCGGCTGGCCTCCATGGCGTTGAGGCCGAACCACAATTTGCCGCTGTTCGCTCCACCGCTGACCGGGTAGGCCCGCAGCCGCTGACGTACAGCAGCGACCGCAATGCGTTCCTGCCGGCCGACGGCGCGGGCAATTTGTGTGGCAAGCCAGCGCAGGGTTTTGTTGAT